GACCTAGATGATTTTTAACTTCCACCATTGGTGTAAGTTGAATTAATCCCTTGTCTTGTAAGCGTTCAATGGTTCTTTTCACTGAATCGTGGCGAGATTCGACTAAGTCGGCAATCTCTCTACTGCTCATTGTCAAAACACTTGAATTTTTGTTCATAATCGGTGATAATTTAGTCATCTTTTGAAGTCCTCCGACTGATAAAGGTTATTACATACGACTTAATCAAAGCCTCTGTTACCGCAGGGGCTTTTTTATTTCCGTTTATTTAAAGCAATTACGCACTCGATTGAGTGTTGTGTCGCGGCTAAATGTTTGTTTAATAATTTTCGAATAATTTCTTCTTCTCCTTGGGTAATTTCGCCATCTTTTAACGCATCTTCCAACACACCGAAAAGCATGCCTCGAGCTGATAATTCATGCAGTTGAATATTCGCCATTTCCACGGTATCTAGATTGTCTGCATCGGTATCTTTTACAAATCGTCCACCAGCATTTCGGCAAAGCTCATCAATAAAATCAGTGCATCCATACTCAAGTTGCAGTGCGATCAATTCTTCGTTTTTGAACCGTTGGCCTTTTGTTTGATAAAGACGGTTATTTAACTCGCTTTCGGTAAAGCCGAGAAAGCCAGCTACCGCACTTTTGCCACCAGGTGCTTTCTCAATCATCTCTATAATGGTTTGTTTCATTGCCATAATTTTTGCCTTATTTTTATGGTTTTCTTTTTGATTTTTACTGATAAATTAATCCCACAAATCGGGGCGTAATTCAGATTTTTTAACTTTGCCATTAGTAAGTTCTTCAATCTTTGCACAGCGTTCAGCTGGTACTTTTTCACGCCATTTTGATACTGCCCAAGGGGTGATATTGAAGTGCCGAGCCATGGCAGAAATACCGCCTACGATTTCATAAGCTTTTTCGATTGGTAGCATCTTAACCTCTTTTCTATTTTAAGTAGCATAATTCTACTACTAAAAATAGAATTGAATCAACTATTTTATTTACGTATTCTCTACCTTTAGTAGAAATAAGGGGGTTATATGTCAGATTTAGCAAGCCGAATTAATGAATTAATGGCTCAGCAAAATAAAAGAATAGGAGATCTTCAAAAGGCTCTAGGCGTAACCTATGAAATGGCCAGACGTTATACGCTTGGCACAGCCACACCAAGAGATGACAAAATTGAATCTATGGCTGAATACTTTGGAGTTAGTCCTGCTTATTTGAAATATGGCTCTACTGACTCAACTGAAACAAAAGTCACATCAAACATAAAAGAGCTTGGATCCTTTGATTTATGGGATAGAAACACGCCATTAAATAGTGATGAAGTGGCAGTACCTTTTTATCAAGATGTTCGCCTTGCTGCAGGTAACGGGTTTGCTGATGACATCGCAGACTATAACAATTTTAAATTACGCTTTTCTAAGGCTACATTAAGAAAACAAGGTGTGCAGTTTGAAAATGCGGTGTGTGTAATTGCTGACGGTAACTCTATGGAACCTGTTATTCCGGATGGAACTACGGTGGGAATTGATTTAGGCAATAAAACAATTAGAGATGGGAAAATATACGCAATAAACCACGGTGGATTGCTGAGAATAAAACTACTCTACAATATGCCTAATGAACAAGTGAAAATCCGCAGCTATAACAGTGATGAACACCCTGACGAAATAGCAGAGCTACAAGACATTTCAGTGTTGGGAAAAGTGTTTTGGTATTCTGTTTTACTATAAATACCAAAGGGGAAATTGATATGGTAAAAAAATTTGAAGATGTGAAACAATCTATTATTGAAGCGCAATTAGCTTCCATAACTAGCGATAAAATGATTAGTGAAATAACGAGCGGAATGAGTAATGTTATTTCAGCGCATGATATTATCAAGCGCTTAGGAATTACACCAGATGAATTTCAAGAATTAGTCAACTTACCTAATCACTATTTACGAAACACCGGTGGCACATTCGGGGAAACTCTTTATAAATCATCAAGATTATTTGATTCACATATTGAATTGATTAATAGAGACTTGGAAGGTAAAAGCACTTTCCCTAAGCCTGATTTTTACATCTTAGGGAAAGCTAGATGGAAAAAAGAAACCTTTAAAAAGTGGTTAGAAGAACAACACCAATAAAAGAAAAGGCAAGCTAAAAGCTTACCTTTCCTGAACCGCAAAAAAAAGCGATTCTCACACTTTACAAAGCGATCCGGCTCCTATGTCCGGGGCTTCGGGTCCATTGCCAGTTCGAGTATTATTACACTAAATAAAATTTGAGTAAAGAAAAAAATATGCTTTCTAAACAAATTATAAGTATTTCAGAAAGTCGGTTGACCGCATATCTATTTTGTTTCTACCAAAACGATAAAAATAAACAGAAAGAAGCGATTGCTGTATATACTGCATTACAACATCGTACTGGAATTTACTTTTCTTTAATACAAGAGATTGAAGTTGCGTTACGAAATGAAATCAGTGAATTGCTTCGTAATATTGCGCCTAATAATGACTTATACAAATTTTTCCATTACTTAGCACAGGATAGCATCGCCCCTTTAACTGCCGAATCAAAACGTCAGTTACAAAAAGCGATCAACGAATGCAGTAAAAGAAAATATAACGAAAATGACATTATTTCACATATTACTTTTGGTTTTTGGGTCAATCTCTTTGACTATGATCCAAAAAGGAATAAACACGTTGCCTATTGGCAAAAAGTGCTAAAACCTATTTTTAACCATAGATTTAGCAATTTTAAAGAGTTATATAATACATTGAAGCAAGTAATGCGATTTCGTAACAGACTGTATCATCAGGAAATTATATGGAATAAGCGCATCGCAAAAAAACCCGGACACGCTTTGGATAATTTAGAAAAAACCTATAAAAAATTTGAAACCACACTACAAAAAATTGCGCCTGAAAGGTTTATCTTTCGTCAGCTTTCACAAGCTCTAATCTGGCAACGAGATATTTTCTTTGATCAGCAAATATTCGATGCTGAAATAACTGTTCTGCCTCGACATATCACCTAAACTGCCACTTCGGCGGTTTTTTATTATTTCAAATATTTAATTAATCATAGGCAGGATGTGACAATGCTGTCTGCCTCGCTTTTAGATAATGCTGGAAATACTCCATCATAATGAGACATTTTAATTTCATTATGCAAAACATCAAACAAATAAAAACTTCTAAACTTCCCCGCCTGTGTTGCTCCAATAAATATTTCTGTATGCTTTCCATATTCATTTATCAACATGCGATCAGGCCTAAAGCTATTTAGCTTATCAAGCAAACATTGTTTTGCATGATCTTCGCTTTGTTTAATTGGATAGCTTTTAAATTCTAACGCACGCATTTCAGACGTACTAACTCCACATCCCAAAAGACCAAGTGCAAAAATCGGAACAAATATTTTCCTCATATAACCTCCATTAAAAAGTGCGGCCATTCTACTTAAAAAAATTAACGTATTCCGTGATCAGCATCTCAAATTAAAATATTTATTGATTAAAAAATAGGCAATCAAACACCAACTAACAAAATATTTTTCCTTAAAAATCAAATAAATACTACTTTTAATAGAAAATAATTCTACTTTTATGCAAATTTTAGTTGCATAAATATCTACTTTAAGTAGAATTAGCCACAACAAAGCAAAACACTTTGAATCGTTCTTTAAAAACTTGAAACAGGTTAATGATGGGAATTCATGCTCTTATCGAGCTTAGCAAGAACAACATTGCGAATAAGTGGATTTAACTCATATTTATCATTAGTCCAGCCGTACGAAATAAGTTCTTTTGACAAGAGTTTTTGAATGGCTAGCTGAGTTCTGTTATCTGGGAAAATAATTCGCTAATTAAGGCAGGACATTGCAAGAATATATTGCTCTTCTGGTGATAAATTATGAAGTAGATTGATTAATCTAGCTTGCTCTGAATTAGTTTTTAATGATTCACGCAGTTTTGAAAAAATTGATTTGGCCGCATTAGAAATAAGAATCCAAATCATCGTAGAAACCAACGCAAATATCAAAGAACCAAAATTGGCAAGAGTGAACCAATCAGGAAAGAATGCTGGTGTTTTAGCGTTGAGATACAACGTTAATTCTGGCGGAATGAACGTAAAGCCAATAAATAAGAAAACGAAGAACATAGTCATGTGATTAAAAACTACTTTGGTAAGTATGGTATTAAGTAACTTGGCGTACTCTTCCATGATGTTCCTCTGATTAAATTGTAGTCGCAGAGAGCATTATATTCCTCGTTGTAGTCGCATACAAGAGGGCTTGAGCCTTACAAGTATAAAGAAAGGCACTCATCATTAACCTGTTTTGAGTTTTAGACAATTTGGTCTCGTGCGGGATATAAATTATCGGCTGTTTAAGTCGAGTAACCCCAGAGCAGAAAACTGTACTGCGTGTTTAACCGAAGTGATGTGGTTGGCAGGTCAATGGCAGCGCTGTTTATATCTTTAAGCAATCCCTTAGAGGATACGAGTTCGGTCGGGGAAATGGTAACAAGCCCACGGATCGGTTATGCCCTATTAGCTCAATCGTATAGAGCAATCGCCTTCTAAGCGATTGGTTACAAGTTAGAATCTTGTATAGGGCGCCACTTCAAAGCGAATTTATTAAATGTTCCATCAAAGGTCTGGGTAAACTGCAGATTGCCAATTTAAGGATAGCTAGATCAGAATTTGGTAAGTTCGCTTTGAAATGTCAATCAATAAAAGAGGTTTAAATATGGAAGAAGAAAAAGAAAAAAGCCTATCTGATAAAGATAAAAGACTAATCAAACAGGCTGTATTAGAAAGTGCGGCTAAAAATACAAATCTGCCCCCGGATAATATTGCTAAAGCGCTATGTCGAGCTTTTACATTTATTGACCTTTATGGGCGTTAATAACCTTCATCAAATCTACGTTTTCATCTAATGACAAAAATCTATTAGATAGTGTTTCAACAAAATCAGCAATGCTATTAGCAGAGTCTTGATTTACGTAAAGGTAAGGTAATGTAGCTGATGAGCTTGATGTTTTTACAATATCTCTTGCAAAAATTAAGGCTAGAGCATCTGCTTCAGTTTTATTCATAATCATATCCTTATTTGAGTTGTGAGAGTCTAAATTATATTCCTTAGTGTTGTGAGAAACAATAAGGGCTTGAGCCTTACAAGCATAAAGAAAGGCACCTTAATGGTTCTTGGAGCCACCAGCTAAAGCCGCTTTCAAGTAGAAACATCACTAATTTTACACTTTGTTCAAGTGGTGTGAGAGCGGCTCTAGCTGGAAACAGCACATAATAATATGTTCTTCTTAGTCAATTCCCCGCAGTTGCCATTTATAGCTTAGCACTGCGGGATTTTTTTTACCTAATCCCACCATCACTACAAGGATCTACTCATGAAACAAAATCAATTCGCAAGATTTATTAAAAATACCGCCTACGGTGTTGCAACAGTTTGTTCAATCATTGTTGCCGCAATGGTTATTCTCACCGCATTAGCGGCAGATGCAAAAGAATACACCAACCCTGCACTAGAACGTGAAAGAGCGAGAGTACAGTGGATTGCTGAAAACGGTGAGTATCAAAAGAATTTAACCGAAGAAGGTGAAAAACAAGCACGTGCTTACGTATCTATTAAACAAGCTGAAATTAATAAGGAATAGAAATGAAACTACCTTTTAAAACCAACAGCGAACTTGCAGCCAAGGAAGAACGCAAGAAAAATTATTTATCCGCTTATGTGCTTTGGAAAAAAGCATCAAAGCTAACCGGAAAAGAGATAAATAAGCACTGGTGCATAAGCCGTGCGGAATGGTGCCAAAAGATGCACCAAGAAGAAGTGAAACTTAAAACGAGAAAAATCTATGTACCGCATTAATACCTATTATGGCCATACCATTGACTACATCAAACCGGATCCTAACGAAATTGATATTCGTGATATTGCGCATAACCTTAGCTTTGAAAACCGCTTTATTGGTCAAACTGCTGAACCTTATAGCGTAGCTCAGCACTGTGTACTTGGTAGCTATATTTTTGAAGAAATGGGATTGCCTGAGCTTGCATTTCTTTTCCTGCTGCACGATGCGGCAGAAGCATACTTGAAAGATATTCCGACACCGCTCAAATATTTGCTAAGTGAGCCTTATCGCAATATTGAAGATCGCTTTAATTTAGCAATCCACCAGCGTTTTAATGTTGAGTATAAAAAATTGCCAGCAATTAAATCTATGGATTTATCGATGCTTGCAACGGAAAAAGAACAGTTACTTCCACCAGCATCTGTAGAGTGGCCGCAATTGAAAGGTGTCTCTCCGGCAAATATCGCAATTGTTTTTTGGCAACCACATGAAGCCGAATCTGCATATCTTGCCCAATTTAAACACTTAACTGAGATTTTAAACTATGGCGACAAGTAAGAAACCTCGTAAAAAGCACGATAAAAATGCCAACATTAAACGGCAGAGCGACAGAATATGTCGCAACTCTCTTGTGCTTTCTGTTATTGGATTAGGGAACGACGGCACAGAATGGATTAAAAACAACATTCCACAGGACAGAACAACGGCCACTGAACAAGATTTCGAACTGATGTATAACAAATCTCGACCATGGTCGTTTGTTTTCGGTGTTATTTGCCGTGATCAACTTGGAAGAGGTTATATAAAATTTGAATATCAATCTCTTGCTAATCAATTTGCATTCACCGCACCTGAAATGACTGATTACGTCAATGACAATATCAATGCCATTTTAAACGATGTAAACGAAGAGCACGTACTCTCACCTTTCCTTATTGCATCACCAGAGAAAAAAGAGTTTACAGATGATTACATCAAAAAACTTTTAACCTGGAAGAAAGTGGAAATAACGCTTAAAACACCATTTGAGATTAAAGCGTTGCGTGAAGAAGGAATGGCCGCATTACGTGAAATAGATCCAACAGCTTACTCAGATAAAGCAACTTGGACGATCCTTCGTAAAAATGGCTGTAATGATTTTGCCGATATGCGACTAGTTGGATTAGAGAAATATCAACACTGCAAAGGTATCGGTAAAAAACGCATTCAAAGTCTGATTGATGGCTACCACGCATTAATCAATGACGAAAAATTAATTCCAAAATTGACCGCACTTCGTGAATTTGAAACTCAAATTTATATCCACCAACAAACAATGGCCCGATTAAATCGAGCAGCACAAATGTAGGAGAACCACATGGCTAAATTTATCAAACTAACTAATACAGATGAATCAGATATTTTCATCAATGTAGAACAAATTCAAACCATCACTAAAGATGAAAATGACACAGCTATTCAATTTGAAGATGGCACTATCTTTGTAAAAGAAACACCGGAACGAATTATTCACTCAATCCAATCTGGCGGTGCGGTTAATGTATTACCCGTTGTTGATGTTATGACAGCTAAGTAACGTGAAAAAAGACCGCACTTTTGATTGGAGCTTATAATGAGTGAGAAAAATACACACAAAGATTTGATGAATTATGTAACTTTGCCTGATATGTATTATCACAAGAAGAGCAAATTAATTATTAGAATTGGTTCTGGCATGATATTAGATCAATTTAATAAGGAAGATTTTTACGAAAGAATTTATAAAGCAGAATCATTCTTCGAAAAAGAATATCCAAATGGAATTTCCTCTAATGAGTGCAAAACCGTCTATAATCTAACAATTAAATCATTACCTGAGATTAAATTTTTATTAGGTGACAAATTGCGCTTAGAATGATTCACCATTCTATACCTAAAATTTAGGAGAAATACAATGAAACGAAACTGGGATTTAGTTCGTAAAATCCTTATAAAACTCGAAGAAAAAGCTAATAGTACAAGTTGGCTAGAATCAAGTGATATTAAGGGTTATGATTCAATAACAGTTGCCTATCACTACAAATTGCTAAAAAATGCAGGTTTGATTGAGGCAATGAATATTTCTAGTATTGAAAGTGAAGATTTTGCAGCAACAAGCCTGACTTGGCAAGGACACGAATTTCTAGACAAAATCCGTAACGACAACGTATGGAACAAAGTAAAAAGCACCGTACAAAGCAAAAGCCTTGATTTATCCTTTGATGTAATCAAACAAGTCGCAACTGCCACTATTAGTGCAATGTTTCCATAGTGTTATTGACACCGCTTATACTTCGGATTAAGATAACCGTACTACAAACGAAAGACGGTTATCCGCCCGTCCAAAAGCGGTTTTTTTGTACCTGAAATTTAGGTATCGATCGTTTATGGTCGGGTTGAGAGAGCTAAATAAAACACCGAAAGGGAATAAGCTCCGCCATCTTTCGTTGGTAGTTGAAGCCCGTCCGCCCACTAAGCGAACGACTAACTAAACTAAAACGAAAGGTACAAAAAATGTCAAACTTAACAATTCTTAACAATTCAATTCGCAATATTGATAACCTTTATTCATTAAATGATCTACATAAAGCAAGTGGCGGTGCAGATAAACATTCACCATTTCGTTTTATGCGAAATGAGCAAACAAAAGACTTAATTTCAGAAATAAATTCCCAAACACCAAATTTGGTGGCTAGCAAAATTATTCGCGGAGGATCAGATTTAACAGTTCGCGGGTACTGGGTTTGCGAAGAATTAGTGCTTTCCTACGCAATGTGGATAGATCCAAAATTCCACTTAATTGTATTGCGTGCATTCTTGGCAATGCACCGTAACCAACCACAACAACTTGCCTTACCAGAACCAGAAAAGAAATTCACCTTTGAATTTACTGAGTACGAACTCCAACAGCTTGTTTGGGCGTGGTTTGCTTTATTGCGTGGCACAGAACTTTGCGAAGTGCTTCACCCATCACTAAAACAAATTGGCTCGTATTATGCCGCACCGGCTCATGATATTGCTTACGAATATAGAAGCACTCTCCGTCAGGCACATAACGTGTTGAATCGTATTACGGAACAATTTAAATGCGAGCAAGGCAATAACTGGCGCGTATTAAAACATCTTCGAGCCTACAACCCTAAAAAAACGGGTTTTCAGTTAGAAATTCTATAAAACAACGAAAAATCCGACCGCACTTTACCGTGTGGCGGATTGTTACACCTCAAATTCACGAAAAGGACAAATTATGTTCAAGATTTTCTTTGCGGTGGCGTTGTTATGGACCGCTTATAACCTAGATTTAAATAAAGACTATGATGGCCACATTTGCCAAATAGTCTATACACAAAATATCAATTAACTACAACCGTCCAAATGGACGGTTTTTTATAGGAGTAAATATGGGAAGAGAATTTTTTGATGAATACTGCAGTCCAGAATTATTAGCATTAATAACTGGATATGTTTGCCCTAAATATCAGATGAAAAGCTTGAATGAGTTTGGAATTCCTTTTCTTCATCCAAAAGGAAATAGAAAATTCCCGCTTGTGTTACGATCTGATGGTGACAAAATTTTGAAAGGTGAGAAAGTGCAGCCGATTACACAAACAAAGGAAAGAAGGCGGTCTGCAGTATTAAGTTAGTAGTTAGTAAGGGGGATATTATGGCACGTCCAAGAAAACGAATTAATCAAGGATTGCCACAAGGTTTAGTTTGTCGGAATCGAAAAAGAGCGGATGGTTCAATCGTGGTTTATTACTACTACACGATGGCAGATAAAAAAGAAGTTGCTTTAGGTAAAGATAAACACATTGCTATTCTGGAAGCGGCAAAGCTTAATATGCAGTATTTGACGAAAAAAGATAATATCCTTTTTATTGAAGTGCTTGAGCGATATGAAAAAGAAGTTGTGCCGCTTAAAAAAGCGAAGAATACTCGAAACTCAAACATTCAGGCTATAAAGAAATTGCGCCAATACTTCCAAGATCCACCATTTACCCTTGATGAAATAGAGCCTATACACATTCGTGAATATTTAGATTGGAGAAAAGACGTTAAACCAACCGCAAATATCGAAGTTGGGTTATTTGGCCACATTTGGAGCATGGCGAGAGAATGGGGGTACACTGAAAAGATCAGCCCATCTACAGGGGTTAAAAAATTCAAAGTGAATTATCGTGATGTGTACATTGAAGATTATATCCTAGATAAAATCTACGACTGCGCAACAGGGGATATGAAGGATATTATGGATGTGATGTATTTAACCGGACAACGTCCAATAGACGTGGTAAAAATCCATAGTTCGCACATTTACAACGATTTACTGCATATTACACAGCAAAAAACAGGTAAACGTGTTGCTATTAAAGTCATAGGTAAATTAAAAGAGATTATCGACAAGCGGATCACTGAAGAAAATCAGTTCCTGTTTACGAATAAATGGGGGCGAAAACTCGAGCGGAGATCACTTACAGATTATTTCAAAGACACCCGTAATGCGGCATCAAGAAAATATAAAGAGCTAGCCGAAGAGATCAACCAAGTGCAATTGAGAGATCTTCGTGCTAAAGCAGCAACAGACCTTTCATTAATGATTGATGATGAACGCGCGCGGAAACAACTTGGCCATACTTCTGCACGTACCACTCAACATTACATCAGAAAAGAAAAACCACTCAATCCTACCAAATAAAAAAGGCTCTCCGAAGAGGGCCTTTTTTGTCACAAATCACGTTCCGAAACGTTTTTAAAACTCATTGATTTTATTAAACTTTAAAACCTAAAAATAAGAAAAGGTTTCGGAATTAAAATTGACTTTAGATAGCGTAAATACTGGATTATGCTCTTTTGAAGTCAATGTGAACCAATTTTGGTTTGAATGGGTGACGTTGCATTGCTTGAACTTTCACTGCAACTTCTTTACCTTCAACCACTAAAGTGATTACATCGCTATAGAAAGAATCGTGAGCTTGTGCGTTGTTTAATTCATCGTGATTTAAGATGATTGAAACAGGTGCTTCGCTGCCACCATAAATGATTGCAGGGATTTGACCGTTGTGACGCAGGCGGCGGCTCGCACCCTTACCTTGCGCTTGACGAACTTCAGCGTTAAATTTAAATGCCATTTTAATGTTCTCTTGATTAAAAGTTTAAAATAAAAAATTGCAGGCGACCCAGCAATTTTCCTAAATTTGCTCAAAGACAAACTTTGAGAGCGACGGATTATAAAATATTCAGCCCCACAATGCAAATTTACACAGCAAATTTTTTCTAGGCTTTTCAAGGCAAAGCGATTAAAATAAGCCCCAATTTTTAATTAATTTTAACTAACTGATTGTAAGTGGGTTTCAAATGGAATTTCTTATCAGCTTTTTTACCGATTACGGTTATTGGGCGGTGCTATTTGTTCTGATTATTTGTGGCTTTGGTGTACC